TCTCCATATAAAATCATTCCTAATTTACTTTGTGTTACTGATGCTTTTCTTGCTTTTGCCATTAATAAATTCCTCCAATTATATGTAATTATTATTTTTATATTAGGAACGCCATTTCTGACGTTCCATTGCTACTCATGAATTAAATACTAATTAATCCCAAGCATCATCATCTCCGTCATCGAGATTATCTACATTTCCCCAATCATCAGACGTTGCTCCAAAACTTTCTTCTGCCTTATTAGCATTTCTAATTTTTGCGATTGCTTCCATAACATTCTCTTCTGTATAAAGTTCTTTGTCGATAGAAGAACCTTTTGCGCCAGTAATAATAAACTCACGTTTTGTTGGAGCAGATACTTTCTCGATCTTATCTTCTTCTCCCCACTCATCATCGTTTTCTACTGTTTCAGTCTGAGTAGCAGAAATCATATGTCCACTAACTTTGATTGCATTATATGGTTTTAATGATTTTCTAAATTTATTTGCAAGTGAAGTATCTTCAATGACAAACTCTACATCTTCAATATTGCTATATGTAACAATTTTCGCCAATACAATGAATCTTCCTGTAGGTTTATCATTATCTGATTTTTCCTGTTCAATTCCCATGAAAATGATTACCTGGTTGAAGTCATTCTGTTTTTCAAACTTTTCATCATTAAAATCAATATCCACACATAATGAAACCTGATTTGGAATTAGTTTTGTAGATGTTCTTTTGTTACCGTTATTATCAACAAAACTGCTATAATCAATGTTTCCTTTAATGAATACACTTTTTCCATCTTTCAGATTATCTTTAATTTCCTTACAAGCATCAAAATCTGTCAGAATTTTTTTATCATTTACTGTTTTACCTTCTGAGTCAATTTTCTTTTTCACTCCGATATTTTTACCAATTAATCTGAATCCTTCACGATTGTAAGTAAATCTATCAGCCCAAGGAACTTTTACCGTTTCTGGTTTATCACCCTTCTTCTCTGCTCTCTTATAAAAGTAAACATATTCCTGTTCCATACCTTGAAGATTAATATATAATGTTTTACCATCTTCGTAAGTTGCTCCAAAGTTAAGCATTCTCATCTCTCGATTACTCTTAGTTCTGAGTTCTTTGTATACTTTGTCTTTATTCATCCCAGTAGCAATTGCTTTTAACTGGAATGCTCCTTTTGTTTCTGGTAAATCAAATAATCTTCCTTTTTTCTTTGTGTCTGACATTTAAATGTCCTCCTTGTATAATTATTATTTTTTGTAACTCTGTAATGTTGTAGAAATAATGTATCAACATTTATAATAAACGCCCTATCGGACGGAACACGGAATTAAATCTATAAGATAAATTCTATGTCAACAGTGGTTTATGGGTACAAAATCCCAAGGGTATGCTGCTAACCACCCATATTTTGTTTTTCTATTCAATTCCAATTTATTTGGAAAATTCGATTCGATTGAATTATAAGATTTATTTCTCTTTATTTTGAGCTGGAAAAATTGAAATAATGTATCGTCCTGGAAGTATCAATATACTACCATCTTCTGTTTTAAAATAGAACTGTTCAAAGAAATTAACCATATGTATTAACTTTATATTTCTGTATCTTTTATAAGACATTATAATATCTTTTGTTGAATTAACAAAGTTAGGACTAAGGATCACATCATCCATACATCCAACACATTCTACATCATAATTCTTGTCAAGCATTTGACCAATTCTTTCATTCCATTTTTTATAATCGTTATTCATATTTTATATTCTCCGATGAAATTTGGATTTTAATTATCTTCCTGTCTACCTGACCAATTACATTGAGTACATAACTCATCAAGTTCATTCATATGATTTTCAAGATATTCCATAATATCTTTAACAATATTAATGTCGCAAATACCAATTACTCCCTTTTGCTTTTTATTATCAATATATATTCCATCTAAGCGATTATATTTTATTGGAATATCAAAGACCTCATCAAAGTTTTCTTCACTAAGCGATACTGTAATGCCATTTGGTTTAACTACAACTTTTACATTATGATATTTGTCATATTTCATAACTTTAGCAATATCTTCTACTACATTAATCATTTATTCTCCTTTTCATCTTTATCATTTATAACTTTATCAATCTGATCTGTAATGTAATCAACTACATCTTTACCAGTTTTGCCAATCGCTTGAATATTGTCCGATGTAATTTCATTTGCTACCATCATTGTATAAACGGTTTTAGTAGTTGGGGTAAGAACTGTTAGAATCATAGAAATAATCCCAATTGAAATAAATAGTTTAAATTCATTTTTTGTTAAATCATCAAATCCTATTAAACATATCCCAAATGCAACTATTGTAACAATTAGAAATAAAGTTCCCACTGCATCTGCTCTACTTGCAAAATAAATCAACCAAGGACTAATAATTGGTTTCATAATTTCTTATCTCCTATCTATATATTCCCCCATTTGAAACGAAAGATTCATTTATAAATTCTCTAACTTTTTTAACTCTTTCTGAGCATTTTCAATGGTTTCTTTAAGTCTCTTAATCTTATATTCTCTTTCTGCTAATAACTTCTTTTCATTTTCTTCTTTATCATCTGCATAAAACTTATCTTCAAAGTCCCAATAATCATGTTCATCTCCGCTCCATGAATGTTCCGATACAAAAAAACTTTTTCTTACCATAATCCAAGGAGCATCCCAATCACATCCATGACCACAACAATGTTTATCTTTTCTATAATCTTTATCCCAAGGACTACATTTACAATATCCCCAATTACGTTCAACATAACCAAATGTAATTTCATATTCGAAATCTGGTTTTAGATTTCCCCATCCATCACTACCATTATAAATAATTACATTCACTTTATAGATATAATAATCACTATCATGAATCACAATGTCATAATCGTCACAATTTCTTAAATCTGAACAAAATTCATCATAACATCCGTAGTTTTTCGTTAAATCTTCCCATAAACCAGATACTAAAAATGGAATATTAAATTTTTCATCATATGATTCTTTACATTCATTTTCGTATTTTAATGCATCAACTAATTGTTCTATAAATTCTTGAATAACAGTGTTGTCACTATACTTCATATGTATTTATTCTCCCTTCAATATCCTCTCATCTCGAATAGTTCTTCTTCATATGAGATACACTTATATCTTTTACAATTATCTACTGTACATTGAAATTCTCCACACCAAGGACTCCCATCTCCCATATGATCGTATGGGCAATGATAATCTTTTTTGCAATATTCACAGTTTGTATATTTCTCACATGCCATTTATTTATTCTCCATCCCATAATACAAATCTGTATTTCTGTTTAATTTCAGGATATTTCTTATGGTCTACTTCACTCATAAACATCTTATAAGGTCTTACATAGATTTCAAACTGTCCATACAATGCTTGATACACAACCATATATTCGTCTTTCTCTGTATGCTTTGCAATACATAAGATTTTATAAAGATATTCATTTGGTGAATTTACTGTATTTGTTATTTCTCTTTTAAAATGCTGAACAATATCACCTTGATTAAAACTATTTCGATAACTCATATCAAGCCTACCGTATTGCTCAAGAAGTTCTTTCATATAATTTTTCTTCGCCACTAATAATTTCTCCTTTATGATAATTTATTTGCAAGAACATTTAACGCTTTAATAACTTCAATATTTCATTGAATATATTGAAGGGTTAGAACATTTTCACCATTCATCGCCATCCTTTACAAATTCAAATTCTCCATTTGTGTATGAATTTAACTTCCACCCTTTTACAGTTTCCCATTCCTTAATATAATTTGGATGTCCATGTTTCTTTAACATCTTTTTATTTATTCTCTTTTTCTTGTGCCATCTACATGGAATAGGTTTTAAAACTTTTATATCGTATTTTTCAGGAATCTTAGACTCATCAATACCAAAAGTTTTATATATCTTTTTATAATCAGTAGGTTCAGACAAAGACAAATTAATACAAAATGAACCACCATATTTATCTAATCGTGATTTATATTTTGTATTGTATTCATATTTCAAATCACCATCTTGAATATTATTAATTTGCATAATCGATTTATCATCATTCATTAAATACATTTCTTTAATCTCTTCAATTTTTTTATTATCTTCTCCCATTTTTATTCTCCATGAAATTCAGAATTTATTTATTCTTACGATATTCTTTATCTAACCAATGAATACAATTCTCAATCGCAGCATCTTTATCGCTAAATGCATATCTACTAGGACTACACCAAACTTCTAATTCATTAATCATAGTTCTATGAACTAAATATGGTGCGATTTCTTCAAGTGACATTACTCTAAGTCTATCTATATTTCTCATAATTTACCTCACATATTAGTTTCTATACCATTTTTGTGTTTCATCCAGTTTCTCCATTACCAAAATTTTCACTTCCATATTTGCCATATTTATTCCCCTTTCTTCTTTATTTGAATGTGTAAGTAGGGAATCGAACCCTACCATTCTATATTTCTCCATATAGAGTCACACCATGTCTACACTATTTATTTCTCTGTTGCATCAACTACAGTATTTCCTGCACCTTGTACAGTAACCCAACCATTCTTATAATGTGCTTCTGCTTCTTTCATTCTGATTAACTTATCAGTAATAGAAGCACTTAATTCTTTATTCGCTTTTGCCTGAGATTCTGATGCAATTCTTGTTTTCTCAGCATCAGCTTTTGCTTTTGTAATCTCAATATTTGCATCTGCCTCTGCCTGTAATTTTTCTGTTTGTTTTTGTACTTTTATTTTCTCCTGTTCAGCTTGTGCCTGCTGTTTTTCCTGTAATGCAGTAACACGATTGTCAATTGCTTTTTTCAGCTTTTTATCTGGGTGAACATCAATAATAGATGCATCGAGAACTTCAATACCATATTTCTTAGAAAAGTCTTTATTTAAATAGTCTGTAATAGCTTCGTTAAGTTTAGTACGATTACCAGAATAAATATCCATCATAGAATAATCAGTTGTAATTTCAGAAATTTTAGATTTTAAAACTGTCTTTACACGATTTTCAACAATATCTTCACCATCCATACCTTTGAATTTTTTATATGTATCAATTACTTGATCTTCAATATATCGGTATGTCATCTGAAAACTAATTGCAATACTCGCATCATCAGATGTAGCAACTTTAAATGAATCGTCTCCTTCAGAGCCTTCTCTTTTATCTTTTGATAATACAAGAATTTCATTGCTTGTTGAAAACTCTTTCATATATTCCATTGGTGGAATAAAATGTGCGCCTGGTTTTAATAACTCGTCTTTTACCCCTCTAGCATAGGTATACGTTATGCCCACTTTGCCAGTACCAATAATTTTAATATGAGAAATTGTAAAAATTCCTCCAATTACTGCACATACAATTACTAATCCTGCTACTACTTTACTTTTTACTGATTTTTTCTTCATTCTTTGTCCTCTTTCTTTTTATTCTCTTTTTCGTTTTCATAATCATCATCTTGACGATTGATATACATTTCAATTTTATGGATTACTAACCAACCAATTGAAAATAAGATAAGTGCGCCAATTGCAAAACCAACAGCACTTAGTAAAAATATCACCCACATATGTTCATCACCACCTTTCTAATATTACATTACCTTGTATCATCTGGGATTATTATTTCAACCATTGCATCTTTCTCTAATTCAGTTTCTTCCATCCACGATACTTTAATACCTCGATTCTTAATCTCAATCTCATTAAACATCTCCTGAGAACAAAATCTTGGATTTAGCTCAATTTCCTTAATTTGCATCATTTCTATTACATTTTCGTCCATTTTTACTCCTATGAAATCAGAGTTTCATTTAGTCATAATCCTCTTCTTCAAACTGAATTCTACCTTCTTCATAATCTTTCGACACTATAACATAATATTCTTCATCTTCTGTATGACAATACATATGTACCATAGTGTTACCAGACCCTATACAATAAGAATACTCTTCTGGATTTTCTCTAAAGTGTTGAATTCCTTTTTGAATACATTCGTTAATACCATCATCTGGAATTTCGACAGCAATAAAATCCTTACTAAATAGCTTGAAATGAGTTGGATAATTTACATTCGAAGCATAAATATCAATAGAATCATCTTCAAATCTTTATGAGATAATAATTTTATTTAGAATAATTTTCCATGCTTATATGGTCTATCTTTATTAAAATTCATTTTTTCAACAATTGCTTTTTCTAAATCAATTTCATAATAATCAGCCATATCAAAACATCTAATAATAACATCTGCTAGTTCAATAGGCACACCCTCTGGTTTTTTATTTTCTCCATAATATACTTCTGTTGGCGATTTCCCTTTTCTAAATTCTTCAAGAATCTCAGATACTTCACTATGAATTAATGCGACAAAATCACTACTTTTTAGTTTAGTATCACGAAACCCATGTTTTTTATTATTCTCCCCAACCTCTTTTACAAAATCATTTAATTTTAAAACGCTCATATAATATTATTCTCCCTTCGTTCTCTTGTTTAAAATGTACGTTTCATACTTTACAATTCATCCATCAAATTACTAAACTCATCTGAATGTTGGATTTCTACTAATGGACACCAATCTGGCTTAGAACACAATTCGCAATATTCATTAACTTCCATATATTCAATTCCACAGAACTTATCACCACAAATTTTATAACGATTATCATATGAAGATTCATGATAAAATTCACATTCAAAACAAGTTGTAGGCATATTTATGATTATCATACCTTTTCTATTCATTTTATTTATTCCTCGTCTTTTTTAACAGAACATTAAGCTTTTCATAAAATTCATCTTCACTCAATTCACTATTTACTTTTCTTAATAAGTTTAAAAGCTCATTATATTTATTCTCATAAATTTTCGATTCAAGTTTAAAAGCTAACATTTTCTTTTTATAATGTTCTTCTGCACTAAATTTTTGTGTACCAATCTGTTTATAATTCAATGGAATATTTTTTACAGAAATGTTGGTAATATAATCCTCTGATCCATCTGTATACTCAATCTTAGGTTCATAAAATCCTCTCTTGCAACACTCGTCACATTGACAAATCGCAGAAATATAACCCACTCTACCATCATTATTCTCTACGAAATCACCTTCATGAAACTTAATATCCATATATTCCCTCCTTTAATTATTTTAAAATCAAACTTTCATCTTATTTAAATTCATAACACTCTTTTTTCGAATCAAAAAATTTAATCGCATCTTCAACGTTTGGATACCTAATTTCACCATTTTTACATTTTACATAAAAAAATTCATCAAAATTTGATACACTAATTATTCTTCCATGTAATATAGGTTCCATTCCTCGTTGTGTGAAAGCAATCCATTTATTTATATATTTTTGAAGATTCATACGTACAACATATCCATTCTGATTAAGAAAATTAATAGCTGCTATAATCTGTTCTGCATTATTCATATTCTCCATCACCACTAAACTCAAACATTTTTAAAATAGTCTTATGTTCTTCAATGAAATTTCTAACTAACTCAATACTTTCCAAAACATTTATTGGATGATACTCACATTCCTTTACTTTAAATGAAAATTCACCATTAAAAACTTTAATTGAAAAACAAATATTTTTTATTGTTTCAAAATACATTACTATACCCGATTTACTGATTTCAACATATTCAAGATTAGAATTTCCTTTTAATTGTTCATTTAACTCATTCCATATGCTACTTATATGACACACCATATTCACCTCAAAAATAATTCTTAACTACCATATTTACCGTCCAGAATATTGAAAATGCAACTGCTTCACCTACGAAAAATTTCAAAACAGCTAATAAAATCAACCATATTGTTAATTCTCCGTTCCCATATAAAGTTATACATTTTGCAATCTGACCTAAAAAGAATGTCCAGAGTCCCAAATAGAGACTCAAAATATTCCCTGATACAAATAATAAATGTCCTACTATCTTTTTAATTGATTTCTTCATTTCTTTTCCTTATTTCTTATTCTCTTTGCGTTTTCTAACATTAATTCATTTAATGTTATCTCTGCTGCATTATACAAATGACTTAATTCAGATAAATTATTTGTAGTACACATATCACTAATGCATTTTCTTAGTCTATCTGCATCATTGATAATATGCTGATAATCACTCAAAATCATCACATCCTTTCTAAAACCAATCAAGAATCATCATTTTACCAATAGTATTCCCTATTCTTATAATCATTTTACATACAGGAATTGCAATGATACATTTTACAATCGCCAGAATCATAAGTCTTATGCTAAAGGAATTAATACAGGCGATGATTGGGTCTAAAAACAAGAACCATCCACCAAGAACAATACCTTCCATAAAACTAATTACAATGATTAAAACTCCCAACGAAGTTTTGATTAACCCTTTCAATCATTTCACCTCATTTTATAATTTGTTTTACACTTCTTCATCTTGTGGCATCTGGAAATCAATATGACAATCAATGCAAGATTCTTGAATCATATCTAACACTTTAATCGCTTTTTCTTTACTTGTGTAACGTCCTAATCTTACAGAACTGTTTGCATATGAGATTTTAATATCATTTACTTCACTCACAATAATTGTTTTTCCTGCAATATCTACTAATTTTGTTTTATCCTGACTTCTTATTAACATTATTTTCTCCTTTGAAATACCAATTTCATTTATTTATTCGGTTACTTTTTAAATCCAGAACAATACTCAAAAGCATCATCATTGAATACAATAACTTCTTTATCACTCATACCACAAAATTCCATTTCATATTTTCTGATATAATTATCCATAGATTTCTGATGCATTTCACCAAAAAATGGATATGGAAATGTATTCACTTCATGATTTTTGACTTTGTTGTAATCAATACCTTTTACTACACTGATATGTTTATCGAATGCCTCTTCATTAATTCTTACCCAATCTATAATTGAATTCATATTGAATGTATAAGCTGTCTCCGATCCTCTCGTATACGAAACAAAATCAATTACCAAATCAGTCCAGGGATATTTTTTGCTTCTGAATATCATTCCTGTTTTATATTTCTCTTTATACTTTTTCATTTACCCCTTTCATACTTCATTCTTTTCTCTACTTCTTTATCATTTTCCTTATCATTGAAATACTTGTAAGCTAACATCATAGGATAATCAGAGTCTTTAGCCCTTGGATATAACATATATTCACACCAATTAACTTCTCCATCATCATTCATCCAACTTGGATTTTCAAATAAATTATTAAAAACATTCTGCCATGAATACTTTTCATTTTTCACACAATAATCTTTGATGATTGTAAACTTATCATATCCACTGATTTTGATAAGAATATTTTCAATCATGACTCTTTTACCTAACCTCACAAGCCATTTGATAAATTCTCTATATGTCTGATTAAATTCTCTATCTCTTAATGCAGCATCTACAACTAAAATGTATTCATCTTGTGTATATAACCAACCTCTACTTCTCGTTTTATTACCGTGCCAATCAGTAAGATTATTTGTTCTTTCTCCAAATTCATCACAAGAACTAGAACTGTTATGACCATTTTTCTGAATCACATATACATTCATATCTCTTTCTGAACCAGAAACAATTGGTAAATGCGCTAATACGGTATCAAGAATGTATCGTTTCTGGGCTTGTGTGCGCCCTATGGGAGATACTGTTATTGTTCCCGTTATGTAAGTCCAGTAACTCATTTATTTCACCTTTTCTCTTAAAATATTATAAATATAAATTATTTTTGAGTGCATACATCCATCCAAAATCTTTGATATCATCTGCACAATGGATACCACTTGGACAAATTACATCAATATCATCGTCATCAAGATTAATGCCATCAAAGTCATCATAATATTCTCTTTCATGTGTATTTAAATTACATTTGTATTTTGTATAACCAACATTCGCCATTTCTCGCAAAACAAATAAGTCCACAGCACGTTCAGAATCTTTTTGAATTAAAGTATAAAATTCTTCATCATCAATAGATTTCTTTTCCTTTGCCTTTTTATCAGCAAGTGGTTTATTATCTTTAATAAACTTCCACGCATCGTAACTGCTTGTTGTCCCTCCATAATCAATACACAATATTTCACATATCCATTTAATACAATTATATTGTTTATCAGACATCTGTTTTTCACTCATATGTATTCTCCTTTCTCTGAAAGCAAAATTTCATGTATTATCTTTTGTCTTTACTCTACTCTTAATAATTATTATTTAACAATTATCTATTAATTCCTTATATACTTTTAATTTCTCAGCCAATTCAGGATTATCACTTGCATACATTTCATAACGATTTGTTTGATCCATTTCTTCAATCATTTTGTCCATTTGCTTCTTAATTTTATCAGCCTCTTTCTTACGTTTCGCTTTCTCTTTACGTTCCTTAACACGTTTATCATACACTGATGTATCTATCTTGCAGATAACTTCGGCTGTGGGACAAATACTACATTCATCTGGCGCAAGAATATCTGTGATAGTAAGAATATCTCTATTTGCTCCACTAACTAAAACTTTGTCGCCTGTTTTATATATTTCTCCATCATCATAAATTGCATAGAAATATTTCATTCCACAACATCCTTCTTCTATTTCTGCTACTGCATAATATCCGTCTAATTTTGCCATATTTTCACCTTTACTTTCATCTTATTTATTTCTTTTTAATTCCTGTGTTCAACAGCAACATAACCACTAATAAACACAACAAGCCAACAAATAATGTCATTATTTATGCACCTTTCTTTTTAATGAATTTCTCGTTCCACATCATAAATCTTTTTATAATTTCCTCTATCTCTTACAGATACATCTTTGTTTTTCATAAAATTACTCCTTATTTTTCTATATGAAGCAACTATTTCATGCTATCAATAGCACCCTCTAAATTCCTTAAAGTATTCTAACGAATACCAATCTTTTACATCTTTATCGTTCACAATTTCAATCAAATCACAACATCGTGCCAACACCATATATTTCTTATTTTCTGTAAGATTATGTTCTTCAGCAGCTTTATTAGCTGTAACATCCTTACCTAATGCAATAGTAATTTCTAATACCTCTTTATAACCATTCTTATTTCCTAATACTATTTTCTTTTCCAAATAATTTTCCTGCTTTCTTACATAATTTTAAAAAACATTCAGATACTTTATTCTCATTGAACTTCTTAATAAAATTTAGAGTATCTCTTTCTTTGATAATAGTTAATTTATCCATAATAATATATTCTCCTACTTCTTTTTAATTTTTGCACCAATTAATAATATTACTACAAATAAAACCAATAATCCTACAAATAAAATCATTTAACCATTCCTTTCATATTCATTATCTAACCACTTAATACAATCCTCATAAGCATCTTCATAATCCCCGAATACTCTACCTGATGGTGAAAAATAACTTTCTCTATATCTATATATTTCTAAATAATCTACATATTCGTCAACTGTTCTATAACATTTAATTAATAATGGAGCTAATTCTTCTAAAGACATTGCTCTGATTCTATCAATATTCCTAATTCCCATTAATAAACTTCCCACCATAAATCATAAACTTTTTTATAATTTCCTCTATTTCTTACAGAAATATCTTTACTTCTTCTAACTGCTTTGTTCGATTGTCTTTTATGGTATTTCCTCCCTGTCCCAGTAAACCAATATCTTTTATAATGAGTAATTTCATTTAAGTCTTTTGTATAATGTCCATACTTATCCACAGGAGAAGAAACTAAATGTCCCAATGTATCATACAGATATTTCATTCTCTCTTTATATTTTTTATCTCGTTCTCTTTTTGTACTTCTTCTCTTTTTAGGGTTTCTATTGCAGATTCTTCTGATTTTTTCTGATGGGAATTTATCACACACACCTGTCCAACATAATCTCCCATCTGTTTTTACACAATAACAACATTCTGTTATATCGTCTTCTGAATAATAACCAGGAAAATATTTATCACAATAAGACATTCTCTCTTCATATTCGTCTTTAATATATCCACATTCCTTACAATTCATATAAAAATATCTCCTTTATTGTATTATGTATGAAGTTAATTATCCTTTTCAGAACCTATTTTAATTTTTCAAGATTTCTAATATCTCTTTTTAATCTTCTGAGTACACCCCCACACTTAATATTCTTCTCACTTCTTGATAATCTTGCAAATCTGTCCTTCATTAACGCTAATTTATTTTCTCTGTTCATCATAATATTTTCTCCTTTTATATATTTAATTTGTTATATACAGCCTATAATTTTAGACTTATAATCTTATATTCTCTCTCTTATTTTTAATAGGGTTCATTCTTTATCTTAAATATTAAAATTGAAATTTGAAGCCATAGAAACGATTTTAATAAGGGTTATTTGCTATTATATTTACAGAAATCTCCATTCACAAAATTAAATTTCCTCACTATGTTTTAACATATATTCGCAACACTTAATAAGATATTCTCCAAACAGTTTCATTTTTTCTTCATATAATCTCAACAACTTTTCCAAAAATATCTTTTCTTCCAATCCAGCCATTAACATGACCATGATTATTAGAAATTTGAAATCTTATATTATTTTTAATTGCAGAAATTTTATGTAAATAATAATGACCTTTTACCTTACATAATACAATGTCATTTTTATTTAATTTTGTTTTATCTGTCACAGGAACACATCTTACTGGCTGACCCGATTTTAATTTAGGTGTCATAGATTGTCCAAATCCTACAACAATACATTCTTCGCCTTTTTGAAGATGTTTTGCCGTTTCTGCATTTTCTTTTCCTTTATACATTTTATCCTTTCTTTATGTAGTATATATTGTATTTTAAATTAATTAAGACACAATATATAGTGATAATTTCTCAATGAAACGTTTGTTTCATGTATTTACATATCCTCCAAACTATCTAAAAATTGTTTCATCCATAGATTCTTTTCCTCTACTCTCTTTAATTCTGCTTGATATTTTTCATATGCCCTATTAACTTGCCTATCCTTTTGATCTTTTAAATCATCAATATATTTCCTAATTGCATCATCAGAAGTATCTAATTCCTTATTTATGTCTTCTTCACACCATTTATATAAAGATGTATTCAATGACATATCAATTTGTTCTAAACAAAATTTCTTTAAATTTTCATGTTCTGGTGTTGGTGGAATCCATTTTTCAACTTCTTCTCGTACTTTTAGATACTTTTTATCTTCATCTTTATAATCTTTAAGACATCTTTTTGCACTAGCTTTATTATTCTTAAATTTAGAAATCATATCTTCTTTTGCTTCTTCAAGATTCATACTATATACTTTTTCTCTTGACACTAAAGAATCTTTGTATGCTTTTTCATAATAAAGATCTGGCTCAAAATGATTTGGTGTTGGAACATCTAAAGATTTATCTTTTAAGTTAACGGCAATTCCAAATGCTCTTGTACATAGTTTTAAAAACTCTTTACCAGTTGTTATTTTCCCATCCTTAATATAAGACGTATATCCTGTTGGCATCTAATCACCTCTCTATTCAATTGTATTTTTTATGGAATCTTGAGCAGAAATGCTCTTAGAAAAATTACATATTATCTAAAGCTTCAACAAATTCGTTACCACAATCACAAAATGTATAAATCATAGATTTCATAAGTCCCCAAGACATTCCTGAGTGACCTTGATTCTTCATTACTTCAATACCTGCTGCAATAGAATCATCCTTAACAGTTTTAATAATATCTAAACATTGACCTAACTCCATTCCCTCGTACAGATCACCTAATCTAATAGGTACACATCTATCCCATTCGTCCCATTTATCTTGTGATAAAACTTTATGTCCTTCTTTAATCCAATATTTTGTTAGTTCTGGGATTTTCTTTTTATGTTCTTCTTCTCTTTTGATTAAATCTTGTCTCCATTTTTCTTGTTCATCTTTAAATTCTTTAGATGTTCTACCAAGACATTCAATATATGCTTCATCTACTGTCATATCAGATGTTAATTTGTGACCATTAAATTCTCCAAAATATTTTTTATCAGTGGCTTCTGCCTTACTATGCAATAATTTAACTGAATCTATAATGGATAATCCACAATCAAGGTCGATTTCAATATACTCCATATATTTATTCCTCTCTTTCCACAAATGAAAGTTTACTCTCAATCATTCATTAATGTATTTTAATATCTTCTCTGTTACATGATATCTCTCAATCAAATCAATATTACATTGAGTTTCACCATTTGCATCACGTAAAGATCCTTTACAATGCGGAGTAAGAAGTTTATTCAACGCAAGCAAAATAATTTTCTGATTTTCGAATAGTTCTTTCTTATAATTCATTCTACAATCTCCTTTAAACAATCATCCCAGCTATTAGCATATCCATCTATCCATTTATTAGGATAATGATTTTCATAATCTTCTTCTGGCAGCGGTTTCAATGGACACCAATCGGGTTTAGATTGACGATATCCGTATATACAGTCAATTAATTTCATGTCATTTTCGCTATCCCCATTAGTCACATAGCAATATGCGTATTCTCTACTTTTTGTCCTGTATTCTTGACAAAATATACAATCTATACAAGTTTCTGGTGTGTCAATCACCAATACTGATTTACTCATCTGATTCCTCCTGTAATAAATCTCGATTGTCGAAAATGTTTCCTCTGACTTCTACTTTATTGTTCCAATATCCTAATTCATGTCTCAGATAAGTTTTAACTGAAAAATCAACATAAAAGCCTTGATTACATTCTTCAAGTGCAAATCCTGTAGTGTATAACCCGAATTTGACATGTGCATAAATATCCGAAACAGTCTTTACAATATCATTTTCCCAAATCTTCTTGCCGTTTTTATCGCAAAGTCCTGTGAACTGGCAGAGTGTTTTGGAATCAATTTCAATCTGTACTATCTGATTTGGTAATCCCCAGTCAGTCATTCTCTCTTGCAAAATATAGTGATGTTCTGGTACTGGTTTCCGTTCATAGTCCTCTTTAAAACAATAGGTTGTTTCAGACATTTTATAATAATATCCTTCAACCCATTCTCCATTATCAATCCGCTTTCCCTTGAAAAGAATCTCTCTCATTCAACTCACCATCTTTCACAATTTCATAAATAATATCATCATGATAATTCCCGTTTTTATCTCTTATTGAATCTTTTAATATATGTTTTTGACCATTATGTAACTTACAAAACTTATCATAATGCTTTTCAACTCTATTACCACCAATCATTTTCCATTCAATACGATGAAAATGAAAGACAAGTTCTTCTAACTTTTTGTATAAGTCATTACCTATAATTGGATTCCCTCTATCAAAAGAAACTAATCCAAAATTATAGACTTTTGAAGAATAATAATCTACTCTATACGAAAGATAACCAATGAGTTTATCAGCATTATTTACGATTACATAATCAAATTCACCATCTCCAGGAATGTCCTTAATATTAGGATACCATTGTGCCAAACAGCCAGTATAATAAAACATATCTTCTGTATAATATAATTTCTGAAATTCCTTTTCGATTTGATCCTTATATAATATCGCAGGTACTAACATCTAATAAATTCCACCGCCTTTTATAATTTCAATAACCCTGTCTAATACATTTTCTACATTTCATAAGCAATATCTAACTTTTTATCTCCTGTGTTTGCAATTGTTAAGAAGTATCTCGTTTTTGATTGTTTCAACTGTTCCACGACTTCATCTAAATCAAAAGCTGTCGGCTGTTCATCAATTTTTTCAAGAATTTCTAAATCATCAGAATACGCACAATGTATTACATGTTTCAATTTATCTGCATCAATCAGTCTACCCATTTTTATTCTCCATTTCATTAAGCAATTTCTCACAACGTTTGATATGATATATTAATTTTCTATTTGTCCTTTTATCCATGTTTCCAAAATAAAAACATCTATTATATCCAAGAATATCTTCTGCTAATTCCTTTGAATATTCTACAAATTGCTTCGTAACTTTAACATTATTCATTCATTTACATCCTTATATATGTCTTTTAAGGCATATGTCAGTTAAAAATACACCTTAAAAGACGTAATTTTTACGATGAAAGGGAACTTTCATCTGTTCTAAATTTTCCCATATATCAATTAAATCTTCATAAATATATATCACTTCTTTTATTCTTCCCAAGTCTTCTGCACCATATAAAGATAATGATTCTATTTGTTCTAAATTTTTTTGTCTTCTTTTTAATCTTTTTACTTTTCGTTTAAGTCTTCGTAATCCATATTCACAATCATTAATAGATATACTTTTCATATTTAATCTATTACCCTTCTTTGTCATGATTGTTAATTCATCTGCTTTAAATTTCTCCCTTTGCTCCACAATTATCAGCAATAGTCCAATCGTTACATGCCATATTCTCAATTGTATATGTAATATCTTCTGAATCTCTGATATTGATAACTCTACCATCGTAACAGTGCATCATAACTTCATTACCATCCAGTTCCCACCAACCTGTCCAGTGTTTTCTCTTAATCTTATGTCCTCTTTTAAGTGAAAATAATGCGCTTGCAAAATTCATAGTCTATTTATCCTTTCTTATAATTATCTATTAATATATTCATCAAGATCTTTATAATCTTTTAACATCACAATTGCTCTACATAGTATTCCTTCTATCTCACAATATTCAGCACTATCAGCAATTTCTGAGAGCTTATTAATTACTTGCGAGATTGTCATATTTCTATAAGATGGTTCTTTGTATTCTTCCATAATTTATCTTCCAATTTTTGCTAAAATTTTTAACCATAATTTCTGATACCAATACAAATGTAAATCATGTCCCATTAGCTCAAGAAACTCTTTTGGATGTTTCTGATAATATAAAATCTGTTTCTTCATTACTTCTTCTGAATTTTCTGGTGTTGTAGTTTCCCATTCTCCAAATTTAATTATCATAGAATTACTACGTTTACCATCTTTTGATTCTATATTCTCTAATTTACTTCCATTTTTGAATTTAATTTCTATGTAAATCACCTCCTTTCACACCTTGAAAAAATAATTCCATCTAGTTATTACTCAATGTATTCTTCACAAATATCTACAATATGCTCACACAATTTCTGTGGTATTTTACTTCTCTCAACGCTACCTTTTAGTCCTTGTGTTCCAGTTCTACTACCTCTCGGAGCAGAAACATGACATGGATCACCATTTTTACACATAGGTAAGAATTTAGGATCAGGATGATTTGTCCAAATATCAGTAGGTTTCATCCTGTCATCTCCATATTTGCAATAAGTCACCGTATAACGTGGTAATTCTTGCATCCATGTCATCTTTCGCATACCACCTCTAGGATTTTCAATAAAATAAAATGTTGGATTTAGTTCCTTGATTAAGGATAGAACGTGTTGATCAGTTTTATCACAGAATTTTGCATAATCACTTACTGGATCGAGATTACCTGTTTCTGGATTCTTTCTTCTGTGATGGCTAATAGCCGCAATAGAAAATGTGGTACAGTCAGGACTCGCCCACACCACATCTGGATGTCCAAATTTTTCTAATATATCTTTCGCTGTAATATTATTAACATCATCATATAAATCAATATTTTCAAAATCTTTATTCCATTCTACACTAAAAATTTCATGTCCTCTAGCTTCAAATGCTTTCCCAATAGATCTTGTACCTGCAAATAGTTCTAATACTTTCACAGTCTCGCACCATAATAGTGCTGCGCAGCTTACCTCATGAGACTATGTATTCCTTTCTTCTATCAATTATTTCTTTCATGTGATATATTAAATCACTAATATTTATGCGGTTTCAGCGTCCCAAAACCACATGATTCTATGTATTCTGGTTACGTTATCTCTTTCAAAAGTCAATAAAATCAATGATTTTCAAGACTACGATGAAAGAAATATTTTATAACATCTCCGCAACTTTGCGAGCAAAAATATCTTTGATATTCTTATCAATTACATCACAAATAACATTCTCTGTTGCTTCTTTTACATACGCTTCTAATGTTTTATCTTTGATTTTTCGATTTGGATTCCATCTATCCGCTGATACTAACGCTCCAATTCTTTTTGTTACAATCTTATCAATCTCATCATCAAGATTCCCCACAATTACATTTTCGATATACTTGTCCATTGCAAGTTTAACTTTCTGCTCAAGCTCTTCACTATCAACTTGCAGGTTTAAAATTAATTTTGGTTCTGATTTCTTCATAATTCTTTAATCCTCTACTGGTTCATATTTTTCGAACAATCCACCCATTGTCAAATAATTAAATTTTGCTAAGTCCATTGCACAAGCTACAACATTAAGAGGTGTAGAAGCTCCAATAAATTCACATAGATATTCTGATAATGATTGATAATTAATATCTTTTGATATTTCTTCATTCCAAGGTTTTCTAATCCATCCAATCATCCTCTGATTATTAATTGTTATTTCGCCTTTATCAAGTGAATATAATACACTACCATTACTACTTCTCCACCAAGCATCTTCGCCTGCGAATTTAATAAATTCTTCTTCTGATATGTCAGCAATCATGTTAAATATTTCATCATCCATTAACCAAACTTCATATTTATTACTCTTGTATGTACATATTGCTCCATATTCTTTTGGATAATCCAGTACGAAAAAGAATTGTTCAAGATTATTTCCTAAAATTTCTTTCATAATTCGTTAATCTCCTTTAACCTTTCTGGGATAAAGTCTTTTGTTACTGAAATATATGGTGCTTCATCACACTTTCCTACATGTAATTCAATATAAGTTCCTGCATCAAACTTATAATCTCCTGCAATCTTCTCAGCGTTATCAATAATACTTTGACCGCAAGCTTTAATATGCTCAATCAATTCTTCTCTGTATGTTTTATTATATGTCATATTTTCACCTCCATAAAATTGAGATTTCTTTACAAAAATTTATCAACTACTTTTCTAATTCTCTTCTCTCTATCTCTACCACTTCCTAACTCTTTTACCAATGCTCTAATTAATTCTTCTTTACAATTATTTGCTCTTTCCAAAATAGTTTCATATTCTTTTATATTTTCATATTTTGTATATACTATTAATTCTTCAATCATATTTTGAATTGTAATATCTAAATCTTCTAATAAATTCATATTCTTTATCACATCCTTATGAACTCAACATATATGCCTTACATAATCTTTTTACCCTTGCTACTGTTCCAACAGGACAATTAATTATTTCTGCAATCTTCTGATGACTATATCCTTTCTGAAATAGATCAAGAATCTCTCTATCTTTTCGTAAGCCCTTATAATAATCCTCATAGATTAACTTTGCTAACACATCATCCTGAGATTCACCATTGTACCTTTTCTCCATATAAATTTCAAAACATGGCGCAGTATCACTTTCATCTGAAATTGATTTGCCATAATGTAATATTAATGCATCTGGAATATATTCTTTCACGTTCTTATATCTCCAATTATCTTTCCACATTTCGTTATACATACATCTGTATGCATATGTAGAAAACTCATATTTATCGGAGTTATAATTATTTGCTGCTTTACATAATCCAATCGCAGCCACATCGTACCAATCATCTTCTAAGTTGTGATTTCGTAGAAATTTATAAATCAAATTATGATTATCTTCTACCAACCTTTGTGCTTCTCTTGTCATTCGTACTTCTCCTTTCTAATTTTATAAATGAACTGACTGGCTATGACCCACAGTCAGCCCTACAAATTAATAATTAATTTGATTTATATATTTATTCTCTAACTTACCATTAACATATTTATATTCAATCTCCACAGATATTTTATCTCCTTCTTCCAATCCATAATCTATAAAAGAAGGTCTATTAAAAACACCATTTGCTTGTTGTTCATCTGTATATGTCATATCATCATATTTTACAGATATTACCCAATGCCATCGAGGGCAAGTAGCAAACCAATGTCTAACATCTAATTTAGTGATAGTTGCATCAACATTTTCATGTATATATTGAACATCTGGAACTGGTTTATTACTGTCATATTGTTTACAACCTATTAGAAAAAATATACAAATCAAGATTATAGATATTTTCTTAATATATAACATATTATTTCCCTACTTAATTTTCTTCATTGATAACAATTCCACCTTGAATAATTACACGTTTACCATTCTCATCATCAAAGTAAACTTCATTATCATCTTCTGTCACATCAAATTTTCCAGTCCAGCTTTTGATTTCTTGACCGTTATAATCATAAACCGTCACTGTACGATTAAGTCCACCACTCCAATTACTCATTGTGGATTTCATTTCTCTATCCCATTTAGCAGAGCATCCAGATAATGAAATTGCAACCACACCAATCATCGCTAAAATTCCTACGCTTAATACTTTTCTGTATTTCTTTCCTGTCATTTATAAATTCTCCTTTCTAAGTTGAAATAAATTTTTCAACCCTTATGTACAACTAATAAAATATTACTCAAATATAAAGCATATAAAATCAAGTATGTACCACTTACTAAATATAATATTTTTATAAAAACATTAATCCAATTTCCCTTAGACCAGACGATTCCCATGATTGACATAAAAATTCCTATAAGTAATAAATAGACATTTAATATATTCATTGTTTCTCCTTTTTACCCAAATGTAATTACTCCACATGGATATTTTCTAAAAAATTCCGATATTCTTTCTAATTGTTCATTTGTTAATTTAAAATATCTTTTACCCATCCATCGTCTGAGATTTTTTCTACTTGTTATAATTTTCTTGGGATAATTTTTTATTCTAAATAAATCATTATATTCTGGAACATTTACAAATAGTTGATTATAACCTCGAATTTCACGAGTAAATGAAATTTCTAAATCAGGATTTCCTTGTCCATATCCAAGCTGCCACCAATACTTCCCATATACACATGGAATATTTTCATTGCATGATTTCATAAGGAGATTATATAAATTCTTATCGTATAATCCATTTTCAATATTCTCTTGCGAATCACCTGTAAAATAATATATTTCTTTTGATGCATATTCTTTCATTTTTTCAAACTCTTCATCTGTAATTGGTCTACTAAACCATGTGTGACATCCCACTTTTTTACACCTCCCTTGAAAGATTTCATTCAACTGTTATCACAGCTTTTATATTTCTTCTCTATTCCACATTTTTTACAACGATAAGTTTTCATACGATATAATGGATATTCGTAAGATGTTCCATATGCATAAGTATCAAAAATCAATTCCCAGTCATGTTTACAAAAGCAACTTCGTATATAATTAATTAACCTTTTCATTTGAAATCAACCATTCATCGTATTATTTTCACATTTGCAATTATAAATTTATAATTACAGGGTGTGAATATGCACCCACTATCTCATTTGTAGTTACATTTGAGAATACTTTTCTCATAATTTGAAATACACCATTAACATCCGCATTGATATATTCTCCGTTATTACTCTTAAATAATCCACGCTTAATACGTCTTGATTTATCGTAATTTTCTTTTATTGGTAACTCATTATCAAGAAAACTCGTTCCCGATGTATAACTTTCTTCTGTCTTAATCAAATTAATTCCAATGCTTTCACACTTATATTCAAGCTTATTAATAAATGTTTCGTATGGAATATACACAAAATTTTGATTAGTGACTTTATTCATTTCAGAATTTTGTTTCCATTTATCGTTCTTTCCTATAACAATCGTACCAATATCGTATTTTATACAATAATCAACAATATATTTACTTGCACAGTGCATAAGGTATCCCATCTTGAAATATCTTTTATCTGTTAATTTTTGCATTTGTTTTGTCCAGTTAATATCGTTTACTGTTTTGGCAATACTTCTTAATCTCGACATTTTCTTATTCCAATATTGATTATAAGATTTTATTCCTTTGCCATTTATAACAATAGAAGATTCTCCTATGTTATTTACCATTGTTACAAAGTTATTTAATCCCAAGTCAATTGCAGCAATTCTATTACTGTTTAATTGTTGAATGTTTCCATCATCCTCATAAACAATTTCAATAATATAACAACCACCTTTAGGAATAATTCTTGTTGATAAATGATGTCCTTTTACATTTGATTTAATCAAATTGTTATAAGGTTTCATTCTCTTAAAAGCAAAATATAAATATCCATCTTTAATATGTGTTTGCATGTTAGTTAATGTACAAATAAATCTTCCATCTTTCTTCTTATAAGCAGGAATTTTCGGCTTCCCTAAATATTTTTCTGGATGCAATGTATAATCTTTTACAGCTACAAGAAATGATTTCCACGATTTACATAATATTTTTGTAACCATTTGAGCAGAATTTGATCCTAACTCTTTAAATGCATCTGTACTTTTCAATTCTTTATTCAAATCCCCATATTTTTTAATTTTTTGAGTTTTAAAAAATTCTTGACGGATAGTATAGTTGCAAAGATTATACATATTCTTTGACAAATAACATAACTCATCACATATTTGAAACATTTGATGATTTCTATTTATTACATGTCGTTCTGATTTTATTAAACTTAATTTAAATCACATCCTTTATTTGAATTTTTCATCTCATCAGATTCCTCACTCATACTCCAATATTTCAAGAAATTATATTGAAAGCATTCATCAGAGAAGTCTGAATAACTCTGCAATTTGTCTGGTTTGGCTTGCACCCTGTAGCAATGACTACGTTTAGGACAGTCACTACTACGACACATCGTAATGTCAGGCATTTTTCTTACCATCTTTCTTCTTACATTTCACAGAATCAGCTTTAATTTTAAGCTGCTCATTATCAATCTTTCTCATCATTCCTCTAAATTTTCCTGTTTGTTTACTTGTAATTCCTATAGTATTTTTTCTCCTTTGTTCTTTGTTTTTTATTATTTTTTCACTAAATACAGATAACTATATCCACCTGTGTTTCCTACTGGTTGAACATTAAGACACATTGCAATATGTTCAGCATCATATATTCTATTTCCTTGTCTATACTGCTTACCAAAATTAATTTCTCCAGTTCCACCAACTAATTTGGGTTTATCACCACAAGTAGAATTTAATCCACTTGTGGTTTTGTAAAATTTTCAGAATTGATACTCTCATATAATCTATTGAGAGCGATTTCAAAAGCACCGATTCCAGAAAAGAAACTACTTAATTTCAAATCGTCAAATAAATATGGCATAGCTTTATACAATTCAACTAATATGTAATATAAAACATCTACAACAATACTGTTTCCTGCTTGTTTGTATAATTGACTATTACTTACTACATTTTCAGCAGCTTCAAAATTTTCATCTGAAAAGCCCATTAATCTAAAACATTCTTTTGGAGTAAGTTTACGAATTCTAATATCATTTGTAACTGGCAAAATCGCTGTTTTAAATCCTTCAGGTCTTGTTGTTAATGTAGGTGAATATCCTGATTTATTTACTCTTTTGTTAAATGCATCAATTGTATTTCCATATTCTGCATCAGAATCATTAAATGTATCTAATGCTTGTCTGAAAAATCTTTCCTTTGGTCTATTATCAAACTCATTGACAGATTCAATTCTGCATATGTCTGTTTCTGTTGCTGTCAATGTTGGACAAATATTGCCACCATCCTGTACTCTACCACGTCTAGTTTTCGAGTTAGGATATGATAAATCCGCAACACCACCAATTTCACACTCTATGTAGCCTTTTTTAGTTGCTTGGCGAATTGCGACTTTATTATTAAAATTTTCAATAATGGCATTCATTGCTTGATTTCCAAAACCTTTATAATCTCTAGCTAAAAGTGTATTAGCAACATCTATTTCTCTTTCAAATTTTTCTCCTTTATTAGATACTAAGGATGTGATTATATGAGGTTGTCTACCACCACCTTGCATAGTAGTTAATGTTGGTGAAATATTGTTAGAATCCCATACACCGCCTGCATAACCAGTTCCGAAATCAGGTCTATTTACATTCCCAATAAATTTAGGTGTATTAGATTCCTCATCCGATTTATTTATACATAATGTCTGAATAAATTTCTGAACCTTGTTTTCTGAAATATAAAACTTTTCGTCAACTTCACTCTCAAGAATATCTTTTAATCGAATACCATTATCAAATGGCTCTGGATATTTGAATTTACCATTGTCTAATTCTTTCTTAATAAAAATGAGATACACACGCTCTCTATTTTGTGGAATACCATAATCCTTTGCATTAAGAACTTTCCAGTAAACGTTATATCCATATTCTTCCAATTCATCTGTAAACAACTTAAATGTTGTTTCTTTAAACTGTTTTCCAACAATATTTTTTACATTTTCATACATCCCAAAATTAGGTTTATTTGCTCTAATTACTCGTAAATATTCCACAAGTAATGAAGATCGAGTCTTCTCAATGTTATTACTTCCACATTCAGGGCATTTATCTCTTTCAGACCAATGCACTGTTAATGGATTATATTCATGTTCACAATCTTTACAAGTCCAAACTGAACCTTTCTGTTTACCTGCCACACTGAAATCCTGGCAAGGACTACCTCCACAAATCATATTAAATGGAGAAATGTTGTGTTCATCAATCTTAGTAATATCTCCAAGATTTAATGATTCATCTACATTGTGTATTGCACAGTATGATTTAACTGCGTATTTATCAAATTCACAAAAATTTACAAGTTCCCATCGCTTCTCCGATGAATTATTATTTTCAACTAAATGACTCAAATTCCCTTATTTTATAGGGAGTTGTACAACTACTTTATCCTAGAATTTACCTAAATTCCTTTCTATAAATTCTGCAATGCTGCATAAATCGGATATTCATGACTATCCAATAAAAATAATATTTCTTTGTTCTTGGAAATAATTTGGGTGATCACCCATAGAAATTTACTTGATATGTATTAATCGTCCCACGAATTAGGATTCATAGAACATTCAGGACATCTACAGACTAATTCTCCATCTTCGTCCATGTAATAATCATCACCATAACCACCACATTCATAGCAATAGTCGTATAAATCTTCTTCATAATCGTCATGCATAATTACTCACCTGTATATAACTCTGGTAGTAGCATCCATGCAACAACTTTACTCATTACTTTCATTTTTCTTCCACCTGTGTCATATGTATACCAATTTATCTTTTCCTTAAATTTCATATCTTTGTATACTGTTTTTACACAATAAGCTGAATATATTTCATCTCGTTTTGTTTGGATAAGAACATTTTTTGATTCATAGTTATTGTTAAATGATGATTCATATACTAATTCCATACATGGTAAACCATTATTAATCGAATTCCATTTTGGAACATAATGTTCAAGAGCTTGTTCTGCTCTAAATGTAGGTATCAATAAACTTCCATTTGTATATATTCTTTCTTTGTCTAAAAATGAATATTTGTCTAAAAATTGTTTCATGTTATTTGGAAACTGCATCATTTCTCCGCTCATTCTTTCACCTCTAATTTCTTCAAGTCTTCAATACTCCAAGGTTTTTTATCTTCCCATTTAATAAAATCAAAAGTAACATTCTTAAAAATTTTGGTAGTGACAATGCAATAAACCCCTTTATTTTTATAATTATACCAACTATCATTATCTTTAACGGGGCATGTAGTAAAGGCTACAAGTGTTCCATCTTCATCTCTTGCGATATATTTAAAATTATCTAATAATATATCGAGATATGATTTTTCATTTTTCGTGAGAGTAGGTTTTTCAACATATTCCGATTCGCACCATTTTTTAATCTTATCGGAACATTTTTCATATTCTTCTACTTTAAAAATACATTTTTCACAATCAATACTTTCGCATGGAACAATTTCATTATTTGTCATAGTAATAGCAATACTATCTCCTCTACAAGCAATGTCAAATATTTCTTTGGCAAATTTTTCTTTGTTTTTCATTCATTCTTCCTCATTTTTTCTCTTTGTTACCTCTAAACCTAATTCTCGTTGTTTCTCTGCAATTCTTAATGGAATATATAATTTATGATAACCTCTTTTGCATACATCACAATTACCATATCCATGTCCCCAACACCAATTACAGAACTTATCAAATTGCTTCTTTAATGCATCAGAAGAATCTGTATTTGCAAATCCTTCCCAGATTATTTCTGTTACAAAACTTATGTTACTCACCCCTTTTCTTTGCAAATGAAAGACGCAATTCAATTCTTAATCACTTTTATATTTTTATTCTATACAAATATTTATCTCCTCCCTTTCTTAAAAACATGACTTAACACATTGTAAATTCCTTATAATCTACGTCATTCATTTCCTTACTTTCTTTCTAATTCTATTTACTTTCACACATAACCATTCAAAAAATAATTCATATATTTTTCGTTTTCTACTTCTATAAACCTTATTTAATTTCATTAGGCATCCTTCTAATATATTTACTTAACCATAATAATCTAAGCTTATTGGCAGTTTCGTAATTGCAACCTCTAATGTATTTACTTAACATATCTATAACGACATCATAAGACTTAACATTATATAATCTCATAACGTCCATTCGTGAACTTCTTGAAATATGAGAAATTAAGCTATCTCTTTCTTTTTCTAACTGCATAATTAAAATTTCATTCATCATTTACACCCATCTTCCATAAACCATTTTCCTTTTATCTAATGTCATATTACATAAAATTCTTGAAAGATAAACAATAATCCACTGGATATCTTCATCTATGTCTTTCTCATATTCCTTGATTTTCTTTTTGATTTCATCTTTATTTAAATGTTCTCTTTCAATTTTATCCTCTAAATCTTCTTTATTTTCTTCTATCGCATAGTCTCGCCAATATCCTTTAAAATCCCATGTCGACACAATAAAATAATATAGTAGAACAGCAATTCCATTTCTTGTTATTTTCCAATTACCATCCTTCATAGGAACAAACCAGTCATATTCTTTAAATTGAGGATTATATTCTAATTCTTTGATTGCATCCATCAAAATTCCTGATTTTTGTTTACTACTCTGATATTCATTATCAATTTCGAAATAACTTCCCATTATCATCACCTTAAATTACATCTTCCTTGTATTCAGACATATCAATAATCCAATATGGTTCTTTCGTAATTTCATCTATATCTCTAATAGCTAGTGAGAATAAAAAATTAACCATTTCATCAAATAAGACAGCAAGATAAGAAGTATTTGCTTTTCGTGTTCTATATAACCTATCTGTTATTAACTTAAAATAAACTTCACAACTTTCGTACTTATTTTCAAAAACCCAATTCATAGTAGGAATTAGAAAATTTTCTATTACTGTATCATAAGTTAAATCAGAAACGCTTGTATAATGTTTATGATAATATGCATTTAACGCTGCAAAAGAACAATTATATTTTTCTTCGTTATACCAACCTTTGATAATCATTATTACATCTTTATATAACTTTTCACTCATAAATTATTCCTTTCTTCTTCATGAAAACAACATTTCAATTATCTTAAATCTACATCATTTCGGGTTTCTCCATCAAAATAATAAATATTCCAATCATTAAATAAGTTTATAAGCAAATCATTATCCCATTTGTCATATTCATTACAATGAGTAATTGCAATTGATTTTGTGTTTCCAAAATCTTCAATATCATCAGAACATCTATTATATAGTTCTCTTAGATTAAGATGTCCATATCTTAAACTATCTTGAAAAGGATTTGGAACATTTGTTTTATCATACATATATTCGTTAATAAAATTTTTATTGCATTCTGATGGAAATTTCCCTGCGCCATGTCTTGTTAAATAAGTACGAGATACATAACAAGTTTCAATATTTATATCATCATTCCATTCAATATTTTCAATTATTTTCTTGGGATTTTTAATTCCAGTGTTAGATGGGGTAAGATGTGGAAAATAATCAATATTATTTTGATCAAGTAAAAGCCCTTGTGCTGCTTCAAAAATAATATTGTCATACTGATTTAAGAAATATTCATCTGAAATACACAATGAATGGCTATTCATAAAATCCAAGTCTTCTAAGAAATGTTCAAATATACCATTATCAAAAAAGATTTTCAACCATTCGCCTGATAATTCAATGTCCTCCTTTTTAAGTTGTTCTAAATAGTATTCTTTAATATTGTAATCTAAATCAGTTACACCAGCTCTATATCTTTTAATTGTCTCAAAAACCCCTAACCCACAACTACCATGTTTATTTTTACCACGACTTTCCTCAACGATTTGATTAGCCATCATATCAAATGGAGTTGTTATCATGCAATTTTGATTAATATATACATTTGGATTATGATTAAGTTTTACTAACTCATCATATTCTTGTTTAAAAATAATTGGATTAAGAATAAAATCCTCAGATAAATATGTACTTGCGTTATTAAATGTACCTGATCCAAAATGATGAAAGACATGTCTAATTGCAGTTGGCGTTGTTACAGTATGTCCTCTTTGCGCTCCACCATTTGAACACACAACAATGCTATTGGATTTTTGCGAAAAATAATCTGTCATCAAGCCCTTTCCTTCATCCCCAAAATTTGCTCCAATTACAATCTTAATGTCTTTCATCTTTTAATTCTCCTATTCTACCATGTAATTTCTTCTGAACCAGAAGATGTTGTAACTGAATTTACTACATTATTTTCTGCCTCATTAACGATAATGTCTACAATTTCATTCGTAATACTATCCATAGTCACTTTTCTAAAATGAACATCATCAAGATATTTTCTATAAGATGTTTCAATCTCATCTTCGTCCCATCTACGACCATGATTTACATCTAAATGATAAATATTAAATTTTTTAGAAACTTCATTATATAAATCTTTTGTTTCTACATCATCTTGAAGATTATCCCCTGTTGCTTCAATCAATCCACTGTGACGACCTCTTAACGGAAGATATGGATTAAGCTGTTCATCTCCCATAGTGATGATAATTCCTTTTCTTCCACGATTTAAACAATCAAGTTTTGTATGACGAGAGCCAAAATACCATGCTGCGGTATAAGACTCGTAATTATTTCCACCACCACCAAATTCAAAATAAATTTTATCAAGCTGTTCAGCAATACGAATATCTGATTCAAACTGAGAAGCTTGAATAGGGCAAATGTCACATGCTAAATCTCCAATCCCCATAATGAGAAATTCAACATCTGTTACTTTCTCATATAATTTAGTCATAATAACATTGAGTTTCTTTGCTACTTCAACGGCAGCTTGTCCCATAGATCCAGTAACATCTAATGCTAAAATAACTGGAACTGTATTTGGATGTTCTTCTGTGTCGCAACATTCCCTGATTACATTTTTGGGATCAAGTGCAGGATCAATATTTGTAGCTTTGAACATATCCTGATTAGAATAAGAACCACTAATTGTTCCATCTTTTGAAACACTTCTTCCTACTGATTTTGAATAACTTGTATAGCTATCTCTTGTCCATGATCCACATCCCATATTATGCTTCCTCCTCTTCTTCTACATCTGTATCATTTTCTGTATCAAAATCAAACATTCCATCAAACATTTCTCCCATATTTCCACCCATCATCATAAATGGTAACATAGCACTCATTCCTCCACTATTTCCATTTAGCATTCCAGAAGAATTGTTTTCACCTTTCATCATTTGTGAAAGCATCATATATTTAAAAATATTGTTTGTGCCTTTCTTTCCTTTTAAAATATCACTTCCAAACATTGAAACAATTTTCCCATAAAAATATGTATTGCCCATAAATACATGTCTCTCAGGTAAAATAGTTTCTACTGTTGAATCTTCATAATTGATTACAGTAATTTTAGTTTTATCAGATTCAATAACACATTTTGGTTTATTATTAACTAAAATAATATCACCTTTTTCTACTTTATTTGTTGGAATTACAAAGAAAAATTCTTCTCCAATATCAAACACAAAATTGCTACAATTAGTAAGTTTACTTGTTTTAACATTGTAGCTTTTGTACCCGTTTGATGTTTTTACTGCAATTCCTCCATTCATTGAAAGCCTACACATTCCACTTCCAACTTTCCCAAACATCCCGTTTAAAAAATTGTTCATCATTCTTTATTCCTCCTATTTTATATATTATTTATTGTTATGTGCTTTATTTCTCCAAATGAAACTGCCGTTTCAAATACTATTTAATCTCAAATTTAATAGGTAACATTGCAGTAAATCTACAATCCAACCAAGGTTTATCCTCTGTTTTAAATTTTTTCCTATCCGTTTCAGAAGCTAATACAAAATCACCTATGGTATAAATTAT